GTAATTCGTTTCCAGCTCAGCCCGATTCATTTCGCCCTGAGTTTTCTTTTCCTTACCTTGCTTAGCTCTCCGGCCCTAAGCACCTTTTCCGCTTCCCAGCTTCGCTCTCCGGCCCGAAGCTTTACCTCTAACAGACCGACTCGTCCCTCTGTTAATGGACCATGGCCTTCCAGCTTGCCCTCGAAGCCCTGTCCACCACCTCTCACCGAGATTCTTCCCTGAATCCGGTTCTGTATCACTCCGTGAGTCCGCTCCAGCGCTCTCTCGACCTCTTTCCTTGGATAATCACCAGGGACGCTCTCCCCTTCCTCAACTCATGCGGCATTCCTGTCTCCGGATTTGGAACCACCCCGCACCCCCATGCTGTCCACAAGGCCATAGAGACCTTCCTCCTTTTCTCCCACTGGAGTTCTCTGGCCTCCACTCTCAGCTCCGTCATGTTTATGAAACCTTCCAAGTTTCGAAAACTGGCTGCCATCAACCCAAACTTCGACGAACTCACCAACTTTCGTCTCACTCCCGCCGACACCGTTCGGTACCCGACGACCTCCTCATCACTCCCCCAACACGAGATCGTCTTCATGCACGACGCTCTCATGTACTTCACCCCTCATCAAATCGTCGATCTTTTCGAACGTTGCCCTCTGCTCAACAGGCTCCACTGCAGCCTCGTTGTCCCTCCAGAGAGCAGCTTCACGGATCTCTCTCTCTTCCCAACCATCTACACATACCAACTAAACTCGAACAACCTCCACTACACCCCCGAAGGGCATCACGCCGGAAGCTACGACCAACCTCGGTCCGCCATCCGGTGGTTGAAGCTCCGACGCATCACCAGCCCCTTCTTCAACCTGTCCGTGACCATTCTGGAATCTTGGGGCCCTGTCCACTCGATTCTCATTCAACGTGGGCTTCCGATCAGCGATTCTCTCGCGCCCCCGCACGCATCCTTCAAGGTGCCCCAGGCCCGAGTGCTGCCAGAAGCCACGTTTCTCAACCAACCTCTCCGCCATCGGATGGTCCCTTCCGAGGTGTACGACGCCCTGTTCACGTACACTCGAGCCGTCCGCACCCTCCGAACCTCCGATCCAGCCGGCTTCGTCAGGACCCATTCAAACAAGCCGAAGCACGCCTGGGTCACTCCCCAAGCGTGGGACAACCTTCAAACCTACGCCCTCCTAAACGCGCCGGTACGCCCAAGAGTGGTGTACAACTTCTTCCTCTCCCCCATTCAGAAGGCCCATCTCTACTTGGCCCAGCACCTCAACCCCTTCCTGGTACGAGCGCTTCCATTCTTGGGCCTCGTCCTCCCTGCCTTGAAGGTGCTCACCACTGGCTTACCAGTCCCCAGGGTATCGTCCCTTCAAGTTGCTCATCGTCAACTGGTCGGGCCCCACCCCGAGCCCTCTCCCACAGCTCACCCCATTCTCCGCCAAATCGTTGCGTTCTCTCAGCAGAATCCCTTCTTTTTGGAACTCTGCCAAAGAACTCCGTTCCTCAACAGGTTCTTCCGGTCCGCTTGTCGGCCACCGTCGGCCTTCCGCTTGGAGCTCCAACGATCCACACTCCCCCTCCCATCGTGGCTAGCTGTGCTGCTGATCTCCATGATCCCAGTGATGGCCTCTCCAACTCTCACCCTCGTGCTGCCGCAGTCGGTCCAAAGCCTTCACGACGGCTATCACACACACCTTCACCCCTCCGAGTTCAACCTGAGCTGGCCGCTGGAATCCTTCCACGTGCCCACTCGTCGGAACTTTCTGCCCCCGGGCATGGCTTCCAACCCGAGCCCGCCCCCAACTCCCTTCGTGGCACCTCCCTTCGCCACCAACTCTCCCCATCCACCTCCCCCCGAGCCCCCCACCGCAAGCCTAGGTCCGAGTCAGCCCCTCGCGCCTCATCACCCGACGCCACCGACAAACCCGCCAGCTCCAGCGAGCTCTTCCGCTCCCCCGGAGCTCTCGTTGTCCCAGAACCCCCGCTCCGAGACCTCGAGCCCCCCCTCTCAGCCCTCTCCTTCTCCTTCCCAAAGTTCCCCGCTTCCAGCCGGGCCTCCACCTCACCCGTCTGACGGTTCCTGCAGGTGCGCCGACTGCCAGCCAGAGCATCAGCACCTCCGCTCCATAAACGAGTTTGGTGCGCTCAACCAAAATCCAGCTCCCACCCCCAGTCCCTTGCTCAACCGTTCGGAGCCTAAGGCCGATCTCCCTGGTTCGGACCTGCTCTCCGATCCGTCTTGCGTGGGCCCGGTCGTGGAGTTCGAGTGTCTCTTTCCCGGAGTCTACCATAACTCAAACGGAACCTTTCTCACTCGACAACGGGCTCAGGCCAGCTCCTCCGCTCCCCTACCAGCCAAGAGATGTCTGCTCACATCCATCTCACCTCAGTTAGGTGTTCCGGAGGCAACTCTCTGGAATTACCTCTGCGAGATGCTGCCAGACAGTCTCTTGGACAACCCAGAGATCAGGAACTATGGTCTCTCCACCGACCACCTCACGGCTTTGGCGTCCCGCCTCAACTTTGAATGCGTGATTCACACTGGACACACAACCCTCCCTTACAGCTGTGTTGGTGCATCCACTCGCGTTCAGATCACATTCCATCCGGGCCCGCCCAAGCACTTCTCCCCCAACATCCGTCTTTCCGCCTCCGCCCCTGGATCCAACCCCTCCAAGTCCCCACTGGTTCGGGCCGCTCTCCGTTTCCAGCTGAACGGGGACTTCCTTCCGTTCATGAACTCTCACAAACACAAGGTCTCAGTTCCCCACGCCAAGAATCTTGTGTCCAACATGAAGAACGGCTTTGACGGCATCACATCCCAGCTCTCTGAGTCCTCTGGCCGCTCCCCCAAGCAAAAACTCCTAGAGCTTGACGCGACCATCGACGTTGCCTTCCCTCGCGAAGTAGACGTGATCCACATAGCTGGTTTCCCTGGCTGCGGCAAATCCCACCCAGTCCAAAAACTCCTGCAGACCAAGGCTTTCAGACACTTCCGCCTTTCTGTGCCCACTAACGAGCTCAGAACCGAGTGGAAATCGGACATGTCCTTGCCTGAGTCCGAAATTTGGCGCCTCTGCACCTGGGAAACCAGCCTCTTCAAGAGCTCCAGTATTCTCGTGATTGATGAGATTTACAAGCTCCCCCGAGGGTATTTGGATCTGGCCCTTCTTGCTGACCCCTCTACATCCCTCGTTATCCTTCTCGGAGATCCACTCCAAGGAGAGTACCACTCCTCTCACCCCTCTTCATCCAACAACCGCCTCGAGTCTGAAACCTCTCGCCTCTCCAAGTACATTGATTGCTATTGCTGGTGGACTTACCGCTGCCCCCGGGCAGTGGCCGACCTCTTTGGCGTCAAGACGTTCAACACCGAGCAGGGTTTCATTCGAGGTGAGCTCTCCCATCCTCAAGGTCTTCCGAACCTTGTCAACAGTATAGCCACCGCCACAACCATGCAAAACCTTGGCCATCACGCGCTCACGATCTCAAGCAGCCAAGGCATGACCTACTCTTCTCCGACTACCATCCTCCTCGACCGCCACAGCACCCTGCTTTCGCCTCAAAACTGTTTTGTGGCCCTCACCCGCAGCCGCAAGGGCATCATCTTCATCGGTAACATGTACCAAGCGTCCGGTTACTTTGGCACTTCGTACATGTTCACCCAAGCACTCACAGGCTCTCCGGTCGACCTGATGTGTGCTTTTCCTTTGTATCACACCCTGCCGCTCATCTTCGACCCTATCAAATCCCGTCGACAACGACTGGTCGCCGGCGATCCCCTTCCCATTTCCACCTCCGAATCTGCCATACGCAACTATGGCCGACTCCCACCTCACATTCCCACAGACTACGCCAAAGACTGCTTTGTCTCCTCACAAGTGGTTTTCTCCGAAGGCGAGGACCGCACCTTGCCTACCCTCCACCTTCCACCAAGTCGCCTCCCACTCCACTTGCTCACTGAACCGGCTGCCCCTTCCGAAGTCCTCCTCTCCGAGACCGAGCCCTCCAAGAGCCCCATCACCTTGGCCCTCCTCGGAGAGTCTTTCGAGGAGCTGGCAGCTCACTTCCTTCCCGCACACGACCCCGAACTCAAGGAAATCATCTTTGCTGACCAGAGCAGCTCCCAGTTTCCCTTCCTTGATGTTCCCTTCGAACTGTCGTGCCAACCATCTTCCCTCCTCGCAGCTTCTCACAGGCCTGCTTCGGATCCGACTCTTCTGGTGTCCTCCATCAAGAAGCGACTCAGATTCAGGCCATCCGACTGCCCCTACTTCATTTCCTCGAATGACATTCTACTGGGGCAGCACCTCTTCAACTCCCTCTGCAGGGCGTTCAACAGGAGCCCCCTGGAAGTCATTCCCTTTGATCCTGTGCTGTTCGCGGAGTGCATTGCTCTCAACGAGTACGCACAGCTCTCTTCCAAAACCAAGGCCACCATCGTCGCCAATGCTTCTCGCTCCGACCCGGACTGGCGCTTCACCGCCGTTCGGATATTTGCGAAAGCTCAGCACAAGGTCAATGACGGGTCCATTTTTGGGTCCTGGAAAGCTTGCCAGACTCTAGCTCTGATGCACGACTACGTCATCATGACGCTCGGCCCTGTCAAGAAATACCAGCGAATTTTGGACCACCAAGATCGCCCCTCACACATCTACACCCACTGCGGCAAGACCCCAGCTCAGCTTTCTTCGTGGTGCCAGAAATTTTCCCTGGATGGTCCCTCCCTGTGCAACGACTACACTTCTTTCGATCAGAGTCAACACGGAGAAGCCGTCGTTCTCGAGTGTCTCAAGATGCGCCGGTGCAGTATCCCGGACAACCTCATCCAGCTTCACCTGCACCTGAAGACCAACATATCCACCCAGTTCGGTCCGCTCACCTGCATGCGCTTAACTGGAGAGCCCGGCACTTATGATGACAACACGGACTACAATCTTGCTGTCATCTACTCTCAGTATCAGATGGGCGCCACCCCCTGCATGGTCTCTGGTGACGACTCCGTCATCTTCGCCAACCCACCGATCCATCCCACTTGGCCAGCCGTTGAGAACCTCCTTCATCTTCGATTCAAAACTGAGTCAACCACCCAACCTCTGTTCTGCGGTTACTATGTCGGACCCTCCGGCTGCTGCCGCAACCCTCTCGCCCTTTTCGCCAAGCTCATGATCACCACCGACAAGGGCAATCTTGACGACACTCTCTCCTCATACTTGTATGAGTACTCGATCGGTCATCGTCTCGGCGACGCCTGCCTCAGTCTCTTGCCCAGCCATCTCCACTCTTACCAAAGCGCCTGCTTCGATTTCTTCTGTCGGAAGGCCTCCCCATTGCAGAAAACTCTTCTCAGCTTTGAAGAACCTTCTCCCTCTTTGTTGAAGAAGCTCGCCTCGAGTTCGGCCTGGGCCTCTGGTCCACTTCTAGCCCAACTCGACAACGATTCGCTACAAAGCCTTCTTGAACGCTCCAATCTCCCAAGCTCCCATCTTGACGCCAGGGTTCAAAGACTTGAGTCTGAATTGCTTCACTCATTTCAATAACATGGAAGAACTCAAGCCGATCAGCGTCAAGCAGCCCTCTATCCCGGCACCTGGCACCAAGCTGCCCCCTGCTCCTGGCCAGCAATCGTCCGCGATCGTCCAACCTTTTCAGGTCTCTGTAGCTGACCTCGGCGTCTCCGAAGTCAACGTGCAGATAACCCTCTCGTCCGATCCCACCCTTTCTCAGCTCACCGCTTTCTACCGCCACGCTGATCTCGTCGAGTGCTCCGCCGTTCTGTTTCCGAATTTCACTTCCTCTTCCAACCCAACCCATTGCGACCTCGCCTGGGTGCCTGCGAATTCGACTGCGTCTCCCAAGAACATCTTGAAGACCTACGGCGGCAACCGCTTCACCCTCGGCGGCCCGATCACCGCCAACGAGGTCATATCCGTGCCCCTGCCCATGAACTCTGTCAACTGCACCATCAAGGACAGCGTTCTGTACACGGACTCCCCCCGACTCTTGGCTCACTCGCCCGCCCCTCTCACGGCCAAGACGATCCCCTCTGGCACCTTAGTCATTCGTGGCAAGGTTCGCCTTTCTTCTCCCCTCCCTCAGCCTCTCACAGCTTCTTCGTGAGGGCGGCGCATGCCATAATGCGCAGTGTTTCGGCTTCCACTTAAATCGAAAGCCAACCCCTCCAGCCCGTCTGGTTGTTCCCTGGATCACTACGTCAACTTGCTTTGTGTAAGCAAGCCGTTGGGAACACAAAATTGTGAGGAGTTCGAATCTCCCCCTGTCCCGGGTAGGGAACC